GCCCGTGGTGATGTAACGAACATTTCCGAGGGTGCCAAAATCGTCAAAGACATCGACCAGGAACTATCGCCATAGGTGAGACCATGCAGATACCAGCGAAACTACGTACTGCACTGGTTGCAGCTGCGGCGGGAGGGGCGTCATTTATCGCTGGCGTCCTGATACAAGACCAGGAAGGTGTTAAATACAAGCCTTACCTCGACCCTGTCGGCATTCCTACTGTGTGTGCAGGCATTACCGGCCCGGATGTGAAGATGGGCAAGGTCTACACAAAGCGGGAATGCGATGACCTTCTGAACAAGCACATGCAACCGGTTATCAAAGCCGTGGATGCCTCAGTTAAGGTTCCGCTGTCCACTTACCAGCGTGCTGCGCTCTACTCCTTTACATATAACGTAGGGGTAAGCGCCTTCCGGTCATCAACATTGCTAAAAAAGCTCAACAATGGCGACAGAAAAGGAGCCTGCGACGAGCTGCGTAAATGGACATGGGCGGGCGGTAAGCAGTGGAAAGGATTGCAAACTCGCAGGGAGATAGAGCGCTCCATGTGCCTGGCGGAAAGCGAAAATGACCTTTAACTGGAAGATCATCCTCTTCGGCGTCATGACTCTGCTACTGGCAATCGCCATAGTCATCGGCAGTTATTACCGGTCAGTGCTCACAGAAACACAGGCATCTTTAACCAAAGTTAATCGTGAATTAAATCTGGCTAAAGATACTATCGCCGACATGCAGACTCGCCAGCGCGATGTCGCCGCGCTCGACGCCAGATACACAAAGGAGCTTGCAGATGCTCAGAGCACTATCAATCAGCTTGAGCGCGATGTTGCTACTGGCAAGCGTCGGCTGCAGCTTAACGCCACCTGCACAGCGAACGGAGCGACCGGCACCGGCAGCATGGGCGATGC